TTCACCTATCCTACGTATCTTCTGTGATTCTGAGAATGCCTTAACAGACCAGTTACGTTTCCAATAGGCATCAAGTAGAGCCTGTGCTTTCTTAACAGACATGCCTGTTTCTCGTGAAAGTTTGGCAGCACCTACTCCATAAGTGGCTGAGTAGTTGACAACCTTGAAGTCTTTTCTCAAAGCTTTTAAGTCTATCTCACCTCTCTGATGTTTTTCTATATCAGATTGTGTGATAACATTTGCATGTTTAGCTAAGTCGAGGTGAGGGTCAAAGCCTTTGCGTGACATCTCCTCTACATATCTAGGGTCATATGGTTTCATGTAGTGTCTCTTTGTCGTATCCTCTAGTGAGGTCATGTCTGCTCCACAGAGGAGAGAGCCTTGAGGTGCTGTAAGACAACTGCGTATCTCCTTTCCCCAAGGCTTCTCTACTGATGGGAGATTGACAAGAGGTTTCTTATGCTTGAAACGTAGGGTATTCGTAAGTCCGTCTATCTCTGCTCGTAGGTATCCGTCACGTTCACACTCAACGAATCCATTCAGTATGCCTAGCCTGTGTTGTAAAACTGTGAGACCGTCTAAGACCTGCACAGCAGGATTGTCTTTGGCTAGTAGCTTGACAGACTCTGTTAATTCACCGTTGAGTCTAACCTGCTCTACCTTCTTCTCTTCACCTGTTTCTTTGTTCTTATTGTACTTGTATGTACAAGGTTGCCAACCCAAAGAATACAACCACTCTTTTACTTGGTCAGTGGAGTTTGGATTGGCTTCCTCTGCACCTTTAACAACTGTCACATCCTTGTCGTATGTGTCTGGAAGACCATGCTCTTCTAACAAATCAAACCATCTTCTACCGTGAGAAGAGAGAGTGCCATCTTTCTTATAGCACACTTTTGGTTTGCTCTGTACTTTGTACAGCTTTCTCATGGGCATAACATCTATAAGTTCTGTAACTTTTTTATTCTGTAACTCTGTCAACTCTTCAACGCACTTCTTGGCTAGGTCAACATTAACTCTCCAACCTGAATGCTCTGCTTGCCTAGCACAATCCATCTTGAACTCTAAGTATTTAAAAAACTTATCTAGTTCTTTCTTATCTTTGTAAAGCACCATAAATCTTTGTAGAAGATTATTCCAAAGTGCTTGTGTAATCTTAACATCCTCTTCACACCTGTGAGAGTAATCTTCTATAGACAAATTGCTCCAATCATCTATCTTTGGTTTCTCTATCCCAAAGTCAGGAAAGAAACTGTCTAATCCATGCTTGCTTCGTGTAGGGTTCATAACCCAAGACATAGGTAACGTATCATATAGTCTTGCGTCTATCTTAATATCTAATAACTTCTCCAGTAAAGGTATATCGTACCGTATTATATTATGACCAACAAAATGTTTCTTTACAGAAAACAATAGTCTCATATCGTCATAGTCGTATAGTGTAATAATATCTTTTTCTCTATCAGTATCAATATACGACAGACAGTGTATCTTTGTTGCATCATCAAGAAGTCCGTTTGATTCTACATCAAATATTATCATGCTACGTTTCTCTCCCTTTCCCTTGTATCCTCTGTGAGGAGTGTTGTCTCAGGGTCATAGTATACACTACCTGCTCTACCGAGTCTAGCAAAAGGTCTATTCTTATCAACAATAAAATCAGTAGTGTTCTGAACCGTAGTGTCTTCGTTCTCTACGTCCCTCTCTATCTTGATACAGATGATAGCTTCCTCTTCGAGAGATGACGCATACTTGGTTCGTCCATCATCATTAACCTGTGATATAAATACAACACCTATGTTCAACTCTTTGGAAAGCTGTGCCATTCTTGCACCAAGAGATGTAAGCACAGAGGTAGCACCGTCAACACCTGTCTGACTAAGATAGGCAAGTCTCTGCACATGGTCAACAAATATATACTCTGCACCGTAGACAGTGGACGCAAGCCGTGTGTACTCCAGTAGTTTGAGAGGGTCATCATGTGAACGCATCTCGAATACTATGGTGCGTTCTCCCTGCGTTGCTTCAAGGGCAGCCTTGACCACATCATCCTCAGACACACCGTTCTCTTGTGCATCATCCTTTGTCCTGACGTTCACACCAAGATGGTAGGTAGCCATAGCACGATACGTTGTACTTCGCATTTCTTCCATGTGCAGGAGAGCAATCCTAGTGTCTGGATTCTTCAGCAATCCTGTCTCAAAGTAACGTATCACCTCGGTCTTACCTGTACCTCTTGGTGCTTTTAGGAACGTCAAGCCACCCTTTACTATACCACGAATTTTGTCATCAAGACCTGTGTGTCCTGTCGGAGTGTAGTCGTAGGGATTCTCTGTGCGTATAGCCTGTGCTACTTCTTCATCGGAACAGAAGAAGTTGTCAGGGGAATATCTCTGTGGTTTGAGAGCCGTCCACTTCAACTCTTCTCCATCACCTGCCATAAGAAACTCATTAGCATCTTTGTACTTTGACATTGGTACGTAGTACAGCTTGGTGGGAAAAGATTCGTATAGTCTCTCTGCACTTCTGCGTCCTGCATCATCTAACTCACCTGCATATATAATTTCTTTGAAGGAGTTTAGATAGTTGTAGTTCTGCTTGATAAACTTCTCACCGATAGACGCAGAGGGGAGTGACTTAACAAAGAACTTCTGACCTAGTATCTGGTAGAGACTTGCTGCATCAAACTCCCCCTCTGTAAGGTAGAGTTTATTAGAGGAGTTGGAGTTAAACTCAGGCCCAAACAGGTGATTCATTCCTACACCCCTGTCCTTTATCCAAGTCTTTGACTTGTCATCAAAGGCTCTGTACTTGACAGTGTGTGGATACTTGTAAGCATATCGCACAGGCTTACCGTCTGCGTCTGTCTGTATCTGTATACCATACAGCTTACAAACCTCAGGGTCTATTCCCCTGATGTCATCGTAGGTGACACCCTTAACTTCTTTCATCATTACATTCTCTCTCCTCTTTAATGGATAACTTTGATTTGCCCAATCAAACACAGGTAGTCTGTGCTTATTTGGATAGGACTCACCACAACTGTGACAGAAGCCGTAGCCATCGTCATTCCAGTTGAATGCGTCTGAAGAACCACAGTCCTCAAAGGGACACGCTTGATGTGGATTGTCTGCCATTTCTCTCTCCTATAAGAATACTATCATCTCACAACTAGATAGTAACATTAAAAGTGTACAAAGTAAAGTTAATTTCATTTCTCCCACCTATAAAAAATATGTCTGTCTATTCGTGTAGTCTTTGTTTTTGTTTTTGCCCACGCAGGTCTTACATATGTTGCGTGGTAGTGTGTAGCTCCCTCAGTAACATCAAGCATAATCGTACCTGATAAAACAATAGATGCATATTCT